GGCTACTCAAAGGGCAGCGTAACGTGGTTAAAGACCAGTTTAGCCGATGAGATAATCAATCGCACAAAGAACGTGTTGTCTATGCACGCTTTTAAGGCTGCTACACGCCTAGTAACGACAATAGACAACCCCGTACCCGAAAGAGGAGACGACCTACGCTTCAGGGCTGCAGAATCGCTTTTAAACAGGGTTGGTCTGGGAAAACAAGAAACAACCAACGTAAATGTACAGGCAGTTCACGGAATAGTTCTGTTGCCGCCGAAGAAAGACGTTGTAATTGACGGATAAACCCCAGAGAGGTCGCCCTAAGAAAGACCCCAACGCACCTAAGCAAAGATATTTCCTGTCTGCTGCAGAAAAAGCAAGGCGACAGACACAGAAGAGATTACGTGACGCAAAGAAGCGTGCAGAAAAAACAACCAAAGTAGCAGAAAGTAAAAGAAGATATGCCAGAAAGCTTGAAGAGAAAGTTGGTAAGGTTGAGAAAGCTCTTAAGGGAGATGCAACTACCGTTATCGATACAGGGGAGTTGGCAAGCCTTCCTCCACCTGTCCAAGAACTTGTTGGAAATAGGGAAGTCGTGTTTCAGCCGAATGAAGGACCTCAAGAAGAGTTTCTGTCGTCTAGTGAAAGAGATGTTCTCTATGGAGGTGCTGCTGGTGGGGGCAAATCTTTCGCCTTGTTGGCAGACCCCCTTCGTTATTGCACTAATCCTAATCATAGGGGTCTTCTTCTCAGGCGTACTCTTGACGAACTTACTGAGTTAATAGACAAGTCACGACAACTGTACCCCAAAGCGTTTCCCGGTGCAAAGTTCAGGGAGTCAAAGTCAACGTGGCACTTCCCATCTGGAGCAACCATTTGGTTTACCTATCTAGACAAAGACAAAGATGTAACCCGATTTCAAGGACAAGCTTTCAACTGGATAGGGATAGACGAGATAACCCAATACCCAACACCTTACGTGTGGGATTACCTCCGATCAAGATTGAGAAGCACCGACCCCGAGTTGCAAAAGAGTTTGTATATGAGGTGTACTGCCAATCCGGGTGGAATCGGTGGGTGGTGGATTAAGAAGATGTACATCGACGTAGGTGAACACAACAAACCGTTCCCTGCCAGTGATGTCGAAACAGGCAGACCCTTCTTGTGGCCGCAAGGACACGAAAAGGAAGGTCAACCTTTGTTCTATCGTAGGTTCATTCCTGCGAGACTTACGGACAACCCGTTCCTTATGGCAGATGGACAATATGAAGCTATGCTTCGTTCACTACCTGAAATAGAACGGAAGAGATTACTCGAAGGGGATTGGGATGTAGCCGATGGCTGTGCCTTCCCAGAATTTAGCAGAGCAAAACATGTGGTCGAGAGTTTTGAGTTACCTACCAACTGGCCCCGAATACGTGCCGCTGACTACGGGTATGCGAGTCCTTCTTGTGTCTTGTGGGGTGCTATTGACTGGGATAACAATATATGGATTTATCGTGAATTGTACGTAAAACAGTTGACAGCAGAACAATTAGCAGATAGAATACTAGAAGCAGAGCAATTAGACCCTCTACCCCACTATACAGTACTTGACTCCTCCTGTTGGAATAAGACAGGGTTTGGTCCTTCCATAGCAGAAACAATGATGAGATGTGGTGTTCGTTGGACACAGTCTGATCGTAACAGAATACAAGGTAAGATGGAAATACATCGTAGGCTTGCAGATGACCCAAGAACAGAAGAACCGAGATTACGAGTGTTTTCTAATTGTAGCAACACTGTCAAGCAATTGGCAGCAATTCCTCTTTCCAAAACTAACAGCGAAGACGTAGACACTAAAGCAGAAGATCACGCATACGATGCTCTAAGATATATGTTGATGACAAGGATGACAGGGTATGCAGCGATTCATCAAACGCTTAATGGCATCAAGGCTCAGGTCTATCAGGTGCAAAATGAAACATTCGGATATTAATAAATGGCAGAGATAACAAAAGATTCTACCCTCAGAGAAGTTTTAACTTCTTATGCAAACAAGAATAAAAGAGGTTCTAGTTTTGTCACGGAGGGTGTAAAGTTATTCAAAGATATAGCTGATAAAAAAGGATCGGCTCTTCAGCTATTTACTCCTGATAAAAATGGCAAAACTTTAATATCTAAAAAAATTGAAGAGCGAAAAAGTTTAAATGTAATAGATAAAAAAGACATAGGTTCAGGCTTAAAACAGCCTATGCAAAATCTTAGACAGGTAGGTTTATCGTTAAAGACAGTAATACCAGAGAGTGATAAATCTTACGCATACTTACCTGACAAAGAATCATCTACTCCCAAGAATGAAAAAATATTTGGTACTCTAGAACCTGCTAAAGCTAAAGCTATGGTAGCCGTGAATCCTAATCCAAAAGTTTTACAAGAATTATTTTCAAAGATAGCAGAGTTTAAAAAAGACCCTAAACTAGAAGCTATAGCTGATGCCACTCTGTTTAATTTACAAAACGGATTACGACCCAATGCTGCAGCAGGATTAGAAGTTAGTGCGTACTATCCTGAAAGTGGTTCTATATTTATACCAGCAGACGCAGAGGGTGCAAAAGGAAGAATGATAAGTGTTCCCATAGGAGATTTAGGGGATTCAATATTACAAAAAAGAATATCTGAAAATAAAGTAAAAGAAGTAAATGGTGTAAAACAATTTTTTGTAAAGCCTAATGGTAAAGTTGTGAGATCAGGGGATATGACTGATCTTCTTAAGAGCGTTAAAGTGCCTAACATATTATACGATCAAAAAAGTAAAAAATTCTTTGATAGTTTAGCTCCTTTAGATAAAGATGCACCCGGAAAAACAGGGTCATCCCTATTCAGGAACATACATGCAAAATTAGGACAAATGGCAGGCATACCTGACACTCAAGTTGCGTATCTTGAGGGAAGAAGTTTGGCAGGAGTTGCTAAAGGTGCAACAGGAGAGTTGGTAACTTATCGTACAGATTTTCCGGGAGCTATAGACCCAAAAGGTATAGATGCTCAAAATGCCAATAAAATATCTTCAATTTTTGCTCCAGTTGCTGCTAAGTATGGGTTTGATATTTCAGGTGAAGTTCCAAGAATAACAAAAGCAACAGAAGGTTTTTCAACGTACTTTGATGCACCTGTTCTTGATCAGTCGAATACTATCGAAGGTACATTTACAGATGTAACTGATAAACCGACTACAAGTTTTAAAGATTTATCGGTCGAGGAGATTGAGGAACTTAAATCTTTTGGTATAGAAGATACTTCAGATAAGCTACCTCCCCCTGAGTCATCTACCACTAAAAAAGTTTTAAAGGGAGTTGGTAAAGCGGCTCTTACCACTGCAGCTACGTTGGGAACTACTGTGGCTAAATCTTCTCCTCTTGTTGCAGCTGGACTAGAATACCAAATGTCTAAAGAGGAAGGCAAAGGTGAATTTGAATCTGGAGCAAGAGGACTTGCAGAAGCAGTTAATCCTTTACCAGTTGGGATTAGAGAATTTGAAAGTGCAGAAAAATTTGTAGCTGAAAAAGCTAGAGATGATTCTTCAATAAGTGATAGTGGGTCTTTCTTAGATGCACTTACAGGCTCGTTAACAGGGCAATCATTGAATCTGTCTGGAGGTTATGCTTCTGGTGGATTTATAAACAAGGCAGAATAGGAGACAAAAATGCCAGACAATAACTATAACTACGGTGCTGCGTACATAATGAGCAGTGATAAAACTTCAGTTGATGACCCAATGGGATCAAATCAATTAACACGTGAAGGTAAAGACTTTGATATGTCAAACAACGGTAACAATGAATTACAAGTTGATATGCCAAAGAAACAATCTAAACCAACAGTAGAAGCTTCTCTGTTCTCTATGGCTGACGATAAGAACTACTTCTAAGTAAGGTAAAATATGTCTGATAATTTTCTTCAACCTGAAGATGATACTGGCGTACCTATAGCTAATCCATCCGAGCAAATGCCCGGACTAGCAGGATACGTACGCAATAAGTTTGAGGATTCTGAAAATGGGCGACGCACCCATGAACACAGATGGCTACAAGCTTTTAAAAACTTCAGGGGAATATATGATTCAACGACACAATATCGTGATTCTGAACGTTCCAAAGTCTTCATTAAAATAACAAAAACTAAGGTTCTTGCAGCGTATGGGCAGATAATAGATATTCTGTTTGCTAACAAGAAGTTTCCAGTGGTTGTTGAACCTACTCCTATGCCAGAAGGTATAGAAGAGTTTGCTCACATGAAGACACCTCTCGATGAAGATCAACCAGTAGACCCGTATGGGTTTGAAGGAGATGGAAGAGAAGTTCCACCCGGAGCATTACAGGCTGATCAACCTCACAAACTTGGAAGTTACGATGAGGAATTTCCAGACATGTTAGCTAAAGGTCCTGCTAAAATGGCAGAGCCACAAGTTAAACCTGCACAGAAGATGGCACTACGGATGGAAAAGTGTATCCATGATCAGCTTCTCGATACCAATGCAGTAAATGTATTTAGGCAGGCTATCTTTGAAGCATCTCTCTTAGGTACAGGAATCATCAAAGGTCCATTTAACTTTTACAAAAGAGTACACAAGTGGGAACGAGATGAGAACGGTCAGAGAAACTACGTTCCTTACGAAAAAATAGTACCTCGTATAGAATACGTATCCGTGTGGGATTTTCATCCTGATCCATCTGCAACAAGCATTGAAGATTGTGAATATGTGATACAAAGACATCGTATGAATCGTCAACAACTACGTGGCTTGATACAAAGACCTTATTTTGATGCAGCAGCAATCGAAGAGTGTCTTGCTAAAGGTGCAAACTACGAAGACAAGTACTACGAAGATACTATCAGAGAAGACGAGACTGAACCCTACTACCAAGAGAACAGATTTGAAGTTCTTGAGTATTGGGGAGTCATCGACAAGAAGTATGCTGACGAAGTTGGTATGGATGGTGTGAATGAGATGTCTGAATTTGATCAGCTACAAGTAAACGTATGGATATGTGGCAACATGGTTATTCGATGTGTAGCAAATCCGTTTACTCCTGCTAGAATACCTTTCCAAGCATTTCCATTTGAAATCAATCCCTATCAATTATGGGGAGTTGGCGTGGCAGAGAACATGGAAGATGCACAATTGCTTATGAATGGTCACGTAAGAATGGCTATTGATAACTTGGCACTTGCAGGTAATCTTGTATTTGACGTAGACGAAGCAAGTTTAGTTCCCGGACAGAACATGGATATATTTCCCGGAAAAATATTTCGTAGACAATCGGGCGTGACAGGAACTGCAATCAACGGTCTTAAGTTTCCAAACACTGCAGGCGAAAACATACAGATGTACCAGATATCTCGCCAACTTGCAGATGAAGAGACGGGCATACCATCAATTATGCACGGACAAACAGGTGTAACAGGAACAGGTAGAACTGCAGCAGGTTTATCAATGCTTATGGGTTCTGCAGGTCTTGCTATGAAGACAGTCATAAAGAACATAGACGATAATTTGCTAAAGCCAATCGGTGAAGCATACTTTCAATGGAATATGCAGTTCAATGAAAATGTAGATGATATAGAAGGCGACTTAGAAATCAAACCTCGTGGGGTTGCAGCAGTAATGCAAAAAGAAGTAAGAAGTCAGCGATTGACCTCTCTGTTGCAAACGGTAGCAAACCCTATGTTAGCACCTTTTATAAAAATACCAAATTTAATGAGAGAATTAGCAATTGCACAAGATATAGACCCCGATAGTTTAGTCAACGATGCAAACGAAGCTCAGATATACGCAGAGATGTTGAAAGGAATGATGGCAGATGCTCAACAAGGAACAGGCGAGGGTGCTAACCCCAATAATCAACAGCAAGGAATGGGTCAACCTAGTGGAGTACCTCAACGACCTGAAGGAACTGACAGTCAAGGGTCTGGTAATGGCACAATCGGAGTCGGAGCTACGCCAACTGCAGGGGAAGCTGGCTTTACTGGAAATGCTCCTCAATTTGAAGAATAGCCACAGGGAAGTTATAAAGAATGTCTAGTATATTTGACACTTTAGATTTTGCTAGTGATTTTTTTGGACAACCCAACAGGAATAAGGAAAAAGTATCTCGAAGAGATTACAGAACGGGGTACATTGATTATTATGATCAAAGTTTAGATACTACGGGCATCAAAGCAGATTTGTCAAGAGTAAAATCCGTCGATGAGGATGGAGAACGTCAAGATGAAAAACGTGAGGTCGACATAAGTCAAGTTGGAATGTCAGAAAGTGACAGTAATTTAACCTCTACTGATATTAGCAATCTAGGAACAAGTTTTGACAATTTGTTAAATAGTGGATCATCTTTACTTGAGTTACAAAATAATTTTATAGATTACAACACGTCTTTACAAAATGCAGGTTTTAAAGATAGGAGTGATAGTTTTTTAAATAAAAACTTTGGAATATCACTTGCTGCTGTTCCTCAAAGTGGAAAAGAGGCAACAGAAGATGTAAAATCATTAGCTTCTAAGAAGGGTGTAACTTCTTTAATTAAATCAGGTGTTAAAAAGGGTTTAGGATATTTAGGAGTCAATCCAATTGCAACAAACCTGTTAGGGGGATTTGTTACGGGTAAGACATTAAGTGACCCACTTGGAAATCCATCCTATAGACCAGATCATACAGTTTTGGGAACAGCTATGGATATAAACTTTTCCATACAAAGTAACAACATTAATCAAAGTATTGCTGCAATGAACGCAAACAATTTAACAGGATACAGAGGTGCTAAATCACCTACTGGATTTTTTGGTTACATAGGTGGTCAGCTTGTAAGCAGGGCCCCTAATGGTAATTCATATACTGGTGTAAATGCAGAATATGGAAGAATGGCTGAAGCCTTCAGTAAAGGGTATGTTCCCACGGGGTATAATGTTGACACAGAAACTGGCACACAGTCCATTGCTTCTAGGACAGGTGCATTTAGGGGGTACACTGAAAAAGGCACTTTTGCATTTGGAAACCAAACTGCAGGTGCAGGGTCAATGAAAGATGTAAGAGCCACAGCAGAAACATATTTTGGAAGAGGTGCAGGAACAAAAGAAGATAAGGTAGTTATATCTGCCCTCCAAAGGGTAAGAAATCAATACACTTTTTTGGGTAATTTAAAAGACAACGTTAAAAACCCCGTAACTCTTTCTCAAGTATTAGCTGAGAAAGCAAGCAGTGGTGACTACACTAGAGGGTCTGATTTAGGAGACGCTGCAGATTCAGTAGGATCGACAGGAGATTTAGGTGGAGCTACGGGTGCAGGATACTCTACTCCATCGGCTGTGGCATCAGCTTCTAGTTATGGAGATGATAATTCATCAGATGATAGTTCTTCGGGGGGCGACTCTAGTTCTATGGGAGAGGATTCTTCAGGTGGTGGATATGCTACTGCTAAAGGTGGCTTTATAAGTGAAGGCAATAATTTTGCATTAGGTGGCAGAGGAGATGCCGAACCTGCAGGATTTATTGGAGGCCCTCCTGAACAATTTAGTGATCAAACAACCATTGCAGACGACATACCTCTCAAAGTAAAAGATGGTACATTTGTACTTAATGCTCCTGCTGTAGAATATGCAGGGTCACCAAGTATACAGAAAATGTTGTCTGAAGGCTACGAAAAAGCTATGACTAGAGATATAGGGGTTGACAAAAACTTCAGAATTGGTAAAATACCAAGTAGAGGAGAGTTAGATATACAAATCTCTCGTGGTGAAGTTGTAGTTCCACCACATGTAGCAAAAGTTATTGGCTACGACAAACTAGAAGAAATTAATAATAAAGGTAAGCGTGAAGTAACACGCAGACAAAAAGCTGGTGACCAAGAGAAAGTACAAGCTGGTCAAGGTTTTGCCACAGGTAATGGCGTATTTACTATAGACAAAGTTGCTGATTCCTACAAAGAAAAATACGCAACTCCACAACTAGCAAGACAAGCAACTATGAAACTTGCTAAAAAAATGCCACTAGCTGATGCTCTAGCCATACTTATGTGGGGTGAAGCTAAAAACTTAGGAGACGAAGGACTTGAAGGTGCAGCTCACGTTTTAATAAACAGAGCAAACGCAGAGAACTATCCGGGTTTCGGCAAAGATATATACAACGAGATAACAAGAACTTATGGTAAAAAAGATAAAATATTTGAGTTCAATGCCTATGAGCCTACAAAGTTCAGAGAAACTATAAAAAGATTTAAGAAAGATAAAGACACCTATCTTAGAGTAAGAAACATTGCTGAAGAAGTTATGGCAGGTGCTAGAAAAGATTTTACCAACAACGCTTTGTTTTTTTGGAATCCTAATACTTCAGGAAGTAGTTGGTACAAAGGCAAAGTAAACAGAAAAGAATTTAAAGAAACAACTAGAACAGTTAATTCTAAGGACAAAAAAGTTTTACATGTGTATCACGTACCGTCTGATTTTAAGATGGATACAAAACTAGGCACACAAACAATTAGTCCAGAACAATTTAAACCTTCTACACCAATAACTAGCGACATACCTTTACCTATGAAACGACCTGATGAGGTAAAGGATCGCAGTGATGATGGAGGTTTTTTAGATTATCTTAGAAAATTATTTTAAGAATTAGTCAGCTACCCAGTAATATCTGGCCCTGACATCCGAAGCAGCTACCCACAGCCATGTGGCACTGCAATAAATGAGGTAATAACAATGGCAAAACAAATAAAAGGTGCGAGAGCAAACAAACCAAATGACTCCTTCGGAGTAACTAACAATCCAAATCTTTACAAAAATAAGTACCGTGAAGAAGTGGACAGAGATGATGACGATGACGAAGTACAAGCTCAAGACCCCACTGAACAAGTGGCTACTCAAGAGGAAAGTACAAGTTTTGCAGAAACTAAGCAGTCAGATGAACACGATTACAAAAAACGTTATGATGACCTAAAAAAACATTATGACAGTAAACTTAATGAGTTTAAAAGTGAACGTGAACAGATGTCTAATGAGATTCAAGCAATTAAAGACAACATGCAACGATTACCTGCAGGTACTCCTACACCAAAGAGTGCAGAAGAACTTCAGGAGTTTAAGGAAAAGTACCCAGATGTTTTTGACGTAGTCGAAACTGTCTCAGGTATGAAGACTGAACAAACAGTTGCTAGTCTGCGAGAAGAAATCCAAGTCGTTAAAGAAAGGGAAAAAGCTCTTAAGAAAGAGAAAGCGTATGAAGAACTAATGCACACGCATCCCGATTTTGGTGAGTTAAAAACCAGTGAGAAATTTACTGAGTGGCTCGATGATCAACCTACACAGCTTAGTGATGGTATTTACAAAAACAATACTGATGCTAAATGGGCAGGCAAAGTCGTATCCCTTTATAAAGCAGAGATGGGCATATCTAATAAAAAAACTACTAAATCTAGCAGAAACGATGCAGCAGCTACGGTTACTAAGACTCAACCAAAAGACGTTGCAACATCGGATCAAAAAGGAAAGATTTGGAAGATGTCCGACATCGCCAGACTGAAATCGTGGGAGTTTGAGAAACTTGAAAAAGAAATCGATCAAGCACGAGCAGAAGGGCGAATAACTCAATAACTAACCTCAAATAGAGGAAGGATAATACAATGGCTTTTACTACAAGTTCAGGGTATGGAAACTTACCGTCAGGTAATTTTGCTCCCTCAATCTTTAGCCAAAAAGTTCTTAAGTTCTTCCGTAGAGCTTCGGTTGCAGAAGATATTACGAATACCGACTATACTGGCGAAATTGAAAACTTTGGCGACACTGTTAACATCATAAAAGAACCAACACTT